ACCTTTAAATGATATTTCCCTTTCAAATGATTCATAAAAATAAAATTTGTTTGGAGAACCAATCGGTTTAACATCTCCCCAAGTTGGTGTGGGTGTATCAGTTAAACCAGTTAGATTTGACATTAACATTATATAGTCTTTACTATTAACATCTTTTAAATATATTGATATTAAATCTGAATTTTTTTTTGTATTTCCATCAAGTGTCAAAGATGATAATGATGTGTGTCTTTTTGAATTTAGTACATCCACTTCTTCCAAATCACCACCGGGTGTAGCACCGCTTGGAGTTATATTAGCTCCAGATTTTTGACGTTTTACACCTACGAATAATTTTGTATTAATTGCATTTTTGCCATTATATAAAGTACTTTCACCTTTTCCCTGTTCTTTATAAACATTTTTTGAAAATGAAACTTCTTTTAAATCTTCTTTTGTTAAACCTTCAACATCAATAAATTTATATTTAATTCCTTGTATGTTATCTTTGGCTCCTTCATCGTATGTAATATACCCTTTAAATCCGGATGAACCTATAAAGTTTGATAAAGCAGGTTTTAATGATGTATATTTTTTACCATCTAATCTGATTGTATTAAGTTGTTTTTCTGCATTTATACCTTCATATTTTGTATAAAAACGCTCTCCTTCTCGCATCAATTGGTCTTCACCAGTTGCAATACCCGTTAATGTTCCATTACTTTTTCCAAAACTTTTTGTTGCGTAATCGGATGGATATATTGGTAAATCATTATCTTTACTATTTAATGGATTTTTTATTTCACGTAAAGAACCATTCCCACCACCTCTTTTAGAACTTAATCCAAATTTTTTACCAATACCCTGTAAAGCAGAAAATCCAACATTTAATGCCAAATCAATCGCCGCGCCACCTATCCTAACTCTACCACCCTGACCAGGTGAACCTATATTTTGTGAAATTTGTTTTGGTGTTGCAAATGATGTTAATAGATTTCCTATTGCATTTTTGTTGTTATTTACGCCACCATTATATAAACTAGTATATAAACCATTTTTTGTAGATAGACCTAGGAAAGGTAAATCATTTACCTCATCACTTGGAAATTGTGGATTTGTAAATGAATTTAAAGCGTTTCTTACAAAACCACCAACCAAAGTATTATTACCAAATGTACCAGCCAATAAACCTCTTGAAAGTCTATCTACTCCACGTTTTGCCAATTGCATTGGTTCTACTGCACCACGAGTTAAAATTCTAGCAGAATCTACACCATATATTTCAATAACGTTTTCTGCTAATTTTTGATATTGCCTATCATATGGTAATTTTACACCTTCAACGTTTAAACCAATAGCGGGGATGTTTATATTACCAGTTGTTGGTCCTACTTCTTTGGAAGATAGCATATCAGCTTTAACTTTATTTGGGTCAAAGTTAGAATTATTAAATTGAAATTCTCCCAATAAATCTTTTAATTGCTTTGCCATCTTTTAACTATTTTTCAAAAATTTACGCATTCCTCTTGCAATTTCTCTACCATCTATATTCACCACTAACTCTTCACCCATTATAGCATTTGTTAATTTTTTAACTTCTTCAATTAATCCAGCTACATTGGTACTACCACCCGTAGTTGTTTGAGTTGTAGTGGTTGCAGTTCCACCTACCGGTACACCCGCTATACCTAATTCATTTAATCCACTTAAAATAGGCAATGCTAAACCACCACTTGCCGCTACTAATCCTAATGATGTAGCCAATGCAGTTAATGCAGTTGCCATTCCGTATATTGGTGTAATGTTTAATGAAGATAATACTGATAAATTTTCAGTAATCATTCCAAATGGGCTACTAATACTCGATAAACCATTACCAACTACCATCAATGCCGCGCCAAACATACCCAACGCAATTGATGCAAAACCTAATGCAACTGCTCCTAACATAATTGGTGCAGCAAATGCGCCGAATGCTGCTAATGCCAAACCAACTACAACCAATGCACCTGCCAATGATATAATTTCATTAGCACCAATCTTTGTAAATTGTTGTAACGCTAATCCCAATACATATATAGCAGCTGCTGCTATTAATAATGCAGCTGCACCTTTAAGCATTGCACTAGCATTATTACCTGCACCACCAACTGATTTACTTGTTTTATCAACACCGCTTGTATCCATTTTTGGTGCAATTGATTTATTTGATGTAAAACGTCCTGCTGAATCTCTAGCTTTTGTTAAAGAGCCCGCGCCACCTGCTAAAGAAGAACCTGCACTTGATGCATTAACGGAATCTTGTGCAGCTTTTACTGCAAATAATCCAGAAACCCATTTTTTAAGTCCTGTCCATATTTGTGGTAAACTAGTTCCAAATGTATTGAAAGCAAATCCTATATTTCCTAATAAGCTAAATACACCTGGTAATATACCAAGCCATTTTCCAAAACCGGTTGTTCCAATTTGGTCAACCATTGCACTCATTGTATTAAATGATGCCGTCATTGCTCCAACTGGTTTTAGTGCTTCTTTTTCATTAGCAATCATTTGTAGTAACTCTTGGTTTGATACACCAATTGCAGCTGCTAATGCTCTTTTTTCAATTGGAGACATTTTATCATATGCTGCAATACCACCAGCTGCTTTTAACGTTTCGTTCATTGCACCATTTATATCACCAGCATAAGCTAACTCTCTTGCTCTTTGTAAATTTAAATTTCTGCCAAGTATTACAGATGCTTCCATTTCATTAGCAACCGATGTTTGATAATCTAATAAATTATCTGAAATCTTACCAGCAGTTGATAAATCAACTCCTAACCTTGCCGCATTTATAGCTGCATCTTGTAGATTTTTACCACCATTTTTTGAATATACGGCAAACAACTCTGTGTTTTGAGCCAAATCTTTAAATACCTGCGATGGTATTGCACCATTAGCAGCTGCTAATTGAGATGCTGCTTCTAATGAATTTAAAGCTACTTCATTTGATAAATTTGATAAATTACCAAATTCATTTACTAAAACACCAGCTTCTTGTCCACTAACACCCAAACGGGCTGGTAGTAATCCCAAATCAAATGCCAATTCATTTGATATTTTATTTACATTACCAATTCTAGCACCAAATTCAGTTACTGCTCCAACTGCTTCTTCACCCAATATTAAAGATATTGCTGTAAGTTGTGATTTAAAACCAACCAATTGAGCAAAACCACCACCTATTTGAGCATTTATTTTACCAAACTCATCTGCCACATATCCTGCTGCAAATCCAATTACTGTCATTGCACCAGTCCAACTACTAAAAAATACTTTTCCATAATTAATTAATTTTTGGAAAAATTTATTACCAGCTCCTAACTCCTCATTCATTTCCTCATATAACTCTTTTACATCTTTTTGCATATTAGCAAATTTAGATGCTTTTATATACGCTTCATCCAATGATTTCATTTGAGCAATCAATTGTGCCTGTGCTTCTTTGGCTGCTTTACCTTGCTTTGTTCTGCCATCGTCTTTCATATCCTGCAACTCTTTCAATTGTTGCAACATTATTGTATATTGGTTTTGATATTCTTGCGTATATTCTGCTATCTGCGCTGCATCTTCTTTATTTAATTGAGCTAAAGATGTAATTGCACTAATAGCATTGGCAGCTGCTGAATTTGCCGATTTATACTTATCGCTTTGTGCCTCTGTACTATTTGCAATTGAAGTTCCAAAATCAATACCTAATTTTGTTGCATTTCTTAAATCAGTTTGCAAACCACCCATTGCCGAACTTATTGAACCAATTGATGACTCAATATTTGAATATTGGGTCATTTGTATTTTTAGTTCATCTCTTTGTTCTTTTGCAAGAGTTAATCCGAGTGCACGTTGTTTATTTAAAACTACAAGATTTGTGGTTATTTCTTTTAACTCCTTTGCTTCTTTTTCGTCTAATTTTCCACTTGTTTTTTTTAATTCATTTTCTTTTTTAATTAGAGCAAGTTGTCTCTCCTTTGCCGCATTAATTTCTTTTTGAAGGGCTAGGTTAGACTTATTAAGGTCGTTTAGTGAACGAGCATTTGATTGTTCTTGCGTATTATCAGCCATTACTATTAGTTATTACTTTGTCTAATTTGCTTCAATAAATCGCCATATTGGTCTTCAATATTTTTCATTGCTTTTATTGCAGTTGGGTGCATACCAGCTTTATCAGCTGCTGCTATATAGTTATCCGATACACCTTTTTGTAATGCTTTGAAGAAATTATCAACAATTTTATTTAATAGACTTTCTGATAATACGGCTTTATTTTCTTTTAGTTTCATAATGATGTGATTTATCTTATATAAATATCCATAAACAAAAAAAGTTAGGATTTATTATCTCCTAACTCTGTTTGCTTTTTCAATTTGTTCCTTTTCTTCTTTTTTAACTTTAATCAATTGATTCACATATAATCTGCGTATATGTAGTGGTAAATTATATACATCCGCAAATGTAAAACCACCTCCTCCACCCAATATCAAAAAGAATATCTCTTCGTGAAGTTTTAAACTATAATCAATTGGTAGGGTAAAAAAAGCTAATCCCAAATGGGATGTCTAGCGCCTCCGTTTCGCCTGTGATTTCAGATGTGAAATCGTATTTAAGGTTCAAATCAGGTGAGATTAATTTAATATAATCTCTAATTACTCTTGTATCTCTTGCTAACATATTTTTAGCAAACTTATTGATATTTCCCTTATCAGTATCACCATCCACCGATGTAATCATATATTTTAAACGAGTAGATACATCTGAAGTATTATCTTTGTTTTTAGATAATCTTTCTAATGCTTGGATTTCAGCGTTTATATCCTTTTCATCTTTGTGAGTTAATAACTTAAATGTTATTTTCTTTTTAGATGTTGGTAATTCAAACTCATAACGATTTTCTGCATTTAATATACTGAAATCAATATCTTTTGTTTGTATTTCCGAAAGGTCTATTGTTACTTTTTGTCTTTCACCACTAAATGGGTCAGTAACTTCTACTTCATAATCAGGCCCATAACCCAACACACGAGTTGCAAGAAATACTGCATTCTTATCACCAATTACAATATCATCACAATTCACATCCGGTTGAACAATTACCGATTCAAATAATTTATCTAATACAATACCTTTACGGATTAAATTTTGTGAAGAAAGTATATCTTCTTCTTTTGCAGTCATATATTTAATTTCCAAAGTTCCCTTACTTAACGGATTTGATGCAGGATAGCACTTTCCTTCCGATGGTAATGAAATTATTTGAGTTGGAAAATCAAATGTTTTTACTGGTGTTGGTTGTGGTGTTTGTTCCGTTTGTGGTTTCGCCTGAATTGGTTGCGTACCACGTGAAATACTTAAATTCTCTTCCATATAACTTATAATAAATTGTTTTTTATTCCTATTTGTCTAATACAATCTGGTCTTGTACATAGTTCATTTGGTAGATTACCACAAGAACATTTATTTTCATCTATATGTGATGAAAACTTTTGCACACTATCCAAAAGTAATCCTTTAGTTTGAGCAGGTTGTTGCTCTTTGAGTAAATCTCTAATTTCAGTTAATAGAGATTTGATTATTGCAAATTGTCCTAATTCCATAACATTATTTTTGTATATATAAATATACCAAAACAAAAAAAGTGTGTAAAAAATTACACACTTTTCTTAAATTTTTAATTTTGTTAATATTAGTATTCTAATACACAATAATCCATTGAAAGAGTTACTGTAATATTTACAGGGTCATTTGAACTCCAATCCATATCACCAAATTCGGCTGCTGAAATAAATGCTCCTATCAATTTCCACTCTTCTACTTTATCGCCAACTGGTCCTAATGCGTAAATGCTAATATCTTTTTTGTAGAAATCTGCATAACCATCACGACCTGTAATAGATTCATGTGAAGTTCTAATCCATTCCATTACCGCCTGTGCTCCAGATGGAACAATTGGGTCATACAAAGTGATTGTTAAATCAGACCAATCAGATTTTCCTTTAATCTTACGTTTTACGTTGATGTGGTCCAATATTACTGTTTCACTTGTATATTTTGGTCTGTTAGCCGCTTTTATCATAAACGATGGGATACCACCGATTTCCATTACAAATCTATTAGCTAATTTGGGTTCAAAATTTTGATAAAAAATCTTATCATACCCTAATACGTCTGCCATTTTTTATATTCTCCTTATATCTTTTATATAAATATATGTTTTTTAAATTTATTATGCTCCAAAAGTTGCACCAGTTGGTAAAATGTTGAAGTCAATTTGGATAAATTCAGCAGTTTTAGTAGGTTGTAAGAAAATTGCTCCTTGTAATATGTTTCTATCAATTACGTCAGGTGTATTATTTGAATCATCCATTACAACTCTAAACGAATATAAACCTTGTCTTTGTTGGATACCCTCTAAATATGGATTTACTGTGTTTAAGAATCTGTTTCTAGTTTCTGTACTATTTTGTTCAAATACCAAATATCTCGAAGTAGATGCGATATACTTTTTAACTGTAATCAACAATCTTCTTACGTTAATTCTATCTAATGCAGATGGTCTAGATTGTAAAGTCTTTTGTCCAAATGCTACGATACCTTGTCCTGGGAATTGTGCGATTGGGTTTACTTTTCCTTCGTACAATGTATCTCTATCAGAATGAGTTAGACGATTTACTACACCAATTGCTCCCGTAATACCACCACGATTCAAACCTGCCGGTGCAAACCATTCAGCTGCTGAATTATCGTTAGCTGCAAATACCGCTGGCATTAATACCGATGGTGGAACTGCTACCATTTTGTTAGTATTCAAATCAATTGTCTTAATCCAAGGGTAGTAAGTTGCTGCGTAGTTAGTATCTAAACCTTCTGCTACTCCAACTGCTCCAGCGATTGTACCATCTTGTGCTACTGAATCCATAATGTAGAAACAATCAGTACGAGCTTCACACAAATCAATACCAGCTTGTGCTACCGATGTATGTAATGTTTGAATAACACCCGGCATAACTACCAAGTTAATATCATATTCGTCTTGATTAGAAATTGCGTCTAATGCTCTTTGGTATGCTATCGAACCACTTGTACTAGCAGATGATAAATCAAATCCTTGTGAATTTGTGTTTGTAATAGATGAACCTTTAGCAATTGATTTAGCCGGGCTCATACCATCAAAACCACCTTGTAATGCTACTACAAATGCTCTTTTAGCTACCGCATCTGCTGCTGAACCAGTTAATGGTAAACCAGCGGTTACATCTAATGAAAATGCCGATGATGTTGTAAATCCTTGTGGAATTGGTTTTAAGAATTGTGTATTATCTGCTGATAATGTTCCTTCAAAATCAAATCCACCAGGTGTAGTTGAAGATACAGAAGTAGATTTGTAAGAAACATCTACCAATGAACCAGTATAAATACCAGCTGCAATTGGGTGTGAGTAACCAGCGTTACCATATGGTGCAGCCGTTACAGGTATTGCATCTATGTTACCCATTTCAATATAGATGTAACGAGATTTGTTAGAGTAATCACCATATTCGGTAATCTTTCCACTTGCATCAGTTGTTATATATCTATCACCAATTGCTCTTGCAATATAGTTAGGTGATGTTGGGTCTAAATTTAAGTTAGAATAAGTTTCTAATACATATTTTCTCTTATCAGTATCGTTGTACTTTCTAACTTGTAATGTAAATGTTGCGTAATCTGAACCAGCAACTGAACCAGCTGCTTTAACATCTGAAATTACAATTTTAAATCTTGTGTTTTCAGCGTTACCATCTGCAATAGTTTTAACTTTAAATAAATCGTAGTTAGTACCTGCAACTAATTGAGATTGAATGTATGGAGTTGAAGCTCCAACTGCACCCTCACTAAAGTTTTGTAATGGTAAAATTACTGCAGATGCACTATAATGCGTAGTTCCTAAAATATTTTCAAAATAAGTATATGCATATGCGTTTTTAGCTCCCAATGGAGATGTTCCAAAAGTTTTAGTAACTGCATATGGGTCAGCTGGTGAAATTGAAAATTGGTTAGAATCACCAAAAGTACCAATGTGAGTTCCATTTATGCTTAATAAATCAGCAAGTGGAGCAGGTGAAGTAGATGCGGTAATAGCTACATCACTAAATGATGCGGATGTATTTGCCGTTTCGGTATTGTTTAATGTATAAACTAATTTTTTAAATCCACTACCAGATGCTATAACACCGATTGGTCCTAATTCTTTATATCCACCTAATCCAGCAACTCTTACGATTGTTGCTACACCAGTTTCTCTTAAATAATTTTGTACTGCGTTTTCAGTATAGTAAGTGCTATCAACAACACCAAAAATATCTTCAAATTCAGATTGAGTATTTACAATTGTAGGTTTGAATGCTGGTCCCTGCTTTAAAGGTCCGATGAAAACTCCACCGATTGCACCAACACCCTGTGCTATAAAAGATAAATCATTCTCTCTAGTGAAAACACCAGGTGATACGATTTTTTCAGCCATTTTTAATTTCTCCTTTTAATAATAATTTTTTATCTTAATATAAATATATAAGATTGTGATGAAAAGATATATTTGTTTATTGTTTTGGTGTAAATTCCCCAGTATCAATATCTAAATTTCCTTCACCATATTCGGTTTGGATTTTAGATAATAATTCTTTCTCTTCTAAACCAAATTGTTGATATTGTTCTTGTAAGAATTTTTCATCTCTTTCAATTGTAGCTTTCTGAATTGCCAATTGACCTAATGAAATAACAATATCATTAAAACTATCACGTAATTCGATAATTTTATTCTTGTATTCTTCTTTAATTTGCATAACTTATATTGTTTATTTTATATATATAAATATATGGTTTTCTACTCAAACGTTAAAATTTAACCGATTTTTTCTTTAATTTCTTCGATTTGTTTTTGCTGTTCTTTGATTGCTTCGATTAAAAGAGCTATTATTTTTTCATATTGAACTGCAAGGTATCCACTATTTCTTTCTACTACTATTTCAGGTAAGATTTCTTGTATCTCTTGTGCTATTATACCAACATCTTTGCCTTTATGAGAATGTATTTCATCAAATCCTTCTTTCCAATCAAATGTATTTCCACTAATTTTGTTTATTTTAGATAATGCATTTACAATTGGTTCAATTTTTTCTTTTAATCTTCTATCTGATGTATCGTAAGCAGTAATATCACCAGTTGCAGTAATTGAACCTTGTACTGCTATACCACCTGTAAAAGTTCCACCACCAAATGGATTACCCGTCGGACCTGTTGGTCCTTGTGGACCTGTTGAGCCGTTAGAACCAGCAGTTCCTTGTACACCTTGTGGACCAGTTGAACCGTTAGAACCTGCTGCTCCTTGTGCTCCATTAGAACCCGCTGCTCCTTGTGGACCAGTTGGTCCCTGATTACCTTGTGGGCCGGTTGAACCATTGTTTCCGTTTGGTCCCTGATTTCCCTGTGGACCTGTTGAACCATCGTTTCCGTTTGGTCCTTGATTTCCTTGTGGTCCTTGTACTCCAGATGTACCAGAAGTAGCCGCAGTATATGATGTACCATTTATACTTAATGGTCCTAATAATGATAATGAACCAGTTAAACCAAATGAACCAGTCATAGTATGTGCATCATCTAACGAATTACCAAAGTTAAATGAACCTGATACGGATGATTGAGTAACATAATATACAGATGTTGATATGATATATTGTTCGGCAGTAATATTTCCTTTTACAGATAAACTACCTGTTACATTTAATGAGCCAGTAATCGAACTACTATGTATTTGCATTATTAACTATTTTTTAATTTTTGTATTTCGTTTCTTAATTCTACAATTTGAGATTGTTGTTCTTTAATTGCTTCTATAAGTACCGCAGTTAAACCTCTTTCTCTTACCGTTAAATATCCATTATCACCCATTCTTACTAATTGTGGGAATACCTTTTCTACTTCTTGTGCTATAACTCCTATATCTTTCGTAACACCCATAAAGGTTGCGTGGATTGCTTTACCATTCCATTCGTATTCGTATCCGTTTAATCCCATTACCTTATCTAATGCCCCAGCGATTGGAGTTAGATTATCTTTTAACTGAATATCAGATGGAGTACCAAATGATGCAACATCACCACTTGCTACTATTGAACCAGAAACTTGTAATCTATCAGTTGTATTATCAGATGCAACAGGTCCAATTAAAACATTAGTACCATTATCAGTAATTTGAGTTGCAGTTCCTAATGTAGATGAGGTTGCAAATTTAACTACTTTATTTGTAGTTCCACTTACACTCACCGTACCACCAGTTGCCGATGTACCCGATGTTCCACTTGCTCCAGTTGCTCCTTGATTTCCTTGTGGACCGGTTGGTCCAGTTGAGCCAGCTGCTCCTTGTGGTCCAGTTGCTCCTTGTGCTCCACTTACACCCGATGTACCAGTTGCTCCTTGATTTCCTTGTGCTCCGTTTATTCCACTTGTACCATTAACTCCACTTGTACCATTAACTCCACTTGTACCACTTACGCCAGATGTACCAGATGTTCCGTTTGCTCCCGATGTTCCGTTTTCTCCATTTGAGCCAGTATTTCCTTGTGGTCCTTCTGCACCTTGAGGTCCTAATAGACCAGTTGCACCCTGATTACCTTGTGGACCAGTTGGTCCTTGATTACCCTGTGCTCCACTTGTACCATTCGTTCCAAAGATAGTACCATTTACACCCGATGAACCAGATGAACCAGATGCCCCCGTTCCTACACCAAATGTAAACATTGCATAACCAGCAAATGGAACACTAAATATTATTGTTGTTTGGTTTATAGAATCGGATTT